ATACCTGACTGAGATCTCAAGAGGCTTTACAAGTTTCACGCAGCAGAGCCTCCAATACTGTCATTCAGGCGGTCCGACGACCCTTGAGCGGTTCACGATTGACGCAAGTAAAAACAGCTCAATCATCAGCGACCGTACGCCGACAACCCTGACAGACTCTGTTTTGAATCGTTGGATGTATTTGCGCCTTGGTTATTAAACAAGACGGTGTTACCTGTGCCGCTTTTCATAGCGTCAGGCATGAATATACTTAGGCTTCCAGCAGAAGCCGTAACGTCAATAATACGCGTTGCTAAGTTACTTGAAGCAGAAGTCTCTTCTGGCCAGCTGAGTACAACATCCGCTGAAAGAGCAATAGCACTATAGCTAATCTCGCTCGGGTATATGTTTGCGCCGCCGAAAACGTCAGTATAAATTGGCATTATGCCTCACTCCTATTGGATGTACGATCCGTAATGCGCTTCAAGTCTTCTCCGTTGAGAGCTTGTGCCGCACGGTCATATAAAGCCTGCCACGTTTGCATACGTTCGTCTTTCTTCAGGAACGGAGTTGCCTCTAGCAGCGTGGCGTAAAGTAATAGATCAGGAGCGTATTCCGTCATCCAATTAGTCTGTAAGTCATCACCTAGGAACGCAGGCTGCTCGTAATACAGAATCTCAAGAGTCTGTGCCGTGGCCGGTGTAGGAGTTATGAGCCAGTGCTGATAATCATAATCAGCGTAGAATTGAGGAGCGCCTGTTTCACTCTCAGTAGGCCAATACGAACGCAGATACTCGTAACTTCTAGCGAATATAGGTGAACCGTCAACAGTCATAGAGACCGTATCACGCCAGCGGTCAGGCTTCAAATAGACAGCAACCCCGGCTGAGAGAGGGGTAGTAATTGCGCGTATAAAGCCGAGAATCTTAAGCTCGCGAGCGATACGACGCTCACCTAGTGTCACAAGGCGCGGGAGCTGGTCAAAGACTATTTGGTCGCTTTCTTGAGTGAAACCGCGCTCAAGATAACGACGAACGTCCACCAGCAAGCTGTCGTAGGTCATCGTGTACATTTAAACTCCGTTGTGACTAGCAGCTGGTGCAGCTTGCGCTCGTAAAAATTATAACCTTGAAACCTATATGAAGGCAAATTTTGAAGCTAGGATACGTATGCGGCACGCTCGTCTTTACGCCGAGTTACGAGACCTTTTAAAACTTTACCGCCTGCCTTCGTATACTTCAAGAATTCATTTGCGGCACCCTCAAAGTCGCCCCGATTGTGTTTCTGTCTTAGGGTGCTTCTTTGCAGGGTTCCTAACCCAAGGTTGAAGCTAAAACTGACCAATGCGTCCAGCTGCCCTTGAGAAGTAATAACAGGACAATACTTTGATACGCCTCGGACAAACCTTTCAAGGTCTTTAGCAAGTATCGCATCGGCTTCCTGTATTGTGAACTGCCTGTTCCAACCTTCTGGAATCGGCAAAGATTTTCTCTGCTCTAACGGTATTTTCGTGTGGTTCGGGTCACACACATGCCCAACCAGACATGTCCACAGAAGTGCTGGGCAGCGATAAGGGCGAAGTCTTATACCCTCGTGATGCCGGATCATTTTCAAACATTGCGGACTTACGTTCATTTTCCAAATGCCCTACCGCCAAAATGGAACGCAATTATTGAGGCAAACAGAGCCTGAGTCTCAGAATCCCATAACATTTCAGCGAGTTCTTTGAACGGAACACTATTGTACCAGCCGTAAGAAAACAGACCAACATCAACAAACACTAGCAGGCCAAAGAAACCGAAAGTGATTACAGGACGGACACTAGCACGGAAGTTCTTCATCCACTGGCTAGTTCCTTCGTTCAGGCTCATGTCATGAGCGTAAATAGCCTGAACCTCTGCCTGCTGAGCACCAATCAAAGATTGTTGCGTGTCTGCTGAGGATTGAATCTTTATCTCATCGAGCTTGATTTCTTCTACTTTCGCCTGCCCTGCGTAACCTGCCGCAGCTAATTGTAGCTCGCGTTCAGTCTGCATAGCGGCCATCTTTAACTCATGACCCTTGTCTGCCCGGTCTTGGAAGAAGTCTAGAATCTTAGGCAAACCGCCCATCAGGAAACTTACTAGAGTAGAAAGTAGTGTTAGCATTAATCTTTGCCCCCGTTTTTAAACATCCACCAAACCGCGTACATAATGAAGCTGCTGATTGACACGCCGAACACTACCGCTAGCCATTCCTGGATGTTCTGAATCCGCTGCTCCTTTTTGCGCTCAATCTCGCGCAGGCGCATACGCTCCAGTCTAGCTTCTTCTTCAATCGCGTCCCGCCGTTCTTGGATAATCTGGTCGCGGCGTTGGCACATCTCTTCGTACAAGCCCGATTCGTTACCAGAGCCGTAAATCAGAGCTTCGCGTAACTCCACTTCCATCTTGAACATCTGGCGCGACGCAAACATCGCATCGAGCGCCTCGGCAGTAGCGTCTTTCTGTACCGGTTTGCCTAGCTTCTTGTCATGCTCCTGCTGAACTACAGCCGCTTGAATTTGCCCTTGCGCGGTAAAGAATGCACTAATGTCGTGATAACACTCCTGCACTTCTTTACCTAGCGCAATGGCTTCCTTCACCCCCGCAACAGCCGCTTTGGCTACTGCAAATGCCGCACCGATTGTTATTGGGTCCATATTTCATCTTTACGCAATTGCCAAGAATAAATATGTCCCACCTGAAGCATTCAACGCTACCGGTGCCGCTGCGGTTACTTTAAAGCCAGTGGTGTCGGTATCAACGTAGTTGTTGCCCGTTACCTCTGCTGCAGTGCTGTTGAGCAATAGATATGGGTCAGTACCCGAAGATAGGCCGCGAGTTGAATCCCATACGTACCAATCACCCACCGCGTCAGTCCGTTTAATAAGCACAAACCTAGCGCCAGTAGTAAATCCGCAGGCTACCGTCTGTAATGCGCCTGTGCCTGTGTAGTTACCAACTTTGGACACACCTGCTACTGTAGCGAAAAGGTAGGCGACATATGTTGAACCAAGATTATTAGAATTACCATTTGAAGCTGATCTAGTTGTAAATTGAGTAGATGTTGGTGCTGTTCCGTTAAAACTCCATGGATCAATCGAGGCTTGTGCTGTGGTTTGCTCTAAATACATAACCCCACCAAATGCATTATTTACAACCCAATTTGTCGGCGCTGTACTTCTGCATTTAAAAATCATCAATTGAGGAACAACGCCTAAATTATGATTTACAACTTGCCCTGCTCCCGTCCCCGTATAGCAAACCTCATCAAAGAAGCCAGGTGCGCGTTTAAACGAATACAGTAACGGATAGTTACCTGCTACACCTGCACCACCTGCATACAGCACACCATTTGTCACACCAGTAGTAGTTGGCCCAAAAGCGGTAAGTGTGTCTCCTGTGGTTGGAGTAGCTTCTGCATTTGTCAGGTTTGTGTATAAAGTCGGCGTGTAGTAGGCATTTGTAAATCCACGCAGGCGGTCAGCTACAAACCAATTCGCAACGGTTGTACGATCCTTAAACCAGCCCATGTCGGATTGTTTTAAAGTACTCGTAATCGCGCTGTCTGCGGTAGTTGTGTCTACTGAGAACACACTTGTACCCAACGTAGGCGTTCTCATCGGGCCACGACGGATGGCTATGTAGATAACAGTTGCGCCTGCTGAAAACGATGCGCCAGATACTTTAAAACCTGTAGCTGTTGGGAAAGTTGTAGCAGTTGTTACATCTTCAGCATTAGCTGTATTTGCTTCTAAGAACCTTGTATTTCCTGAAACAGGCATTCCTCGCATGGTGTCTGTAAGTTGCCATGCGGAAGCCGCACTTGACTGCTTTGCAAGAACCCATTGAGGCTCATATCCAAGAGTTACATTTCCATTTCCACTTCCATCAAGAACAACAGACCCACAGCTAATCACATTGTCCGTACCAGTAAGACCAAATCCTCCTGCGTCGTGGGCGAATAGGTAGGCTACATAACTACCGCCTGAAGCATTGACAATTGTCGAAGTACCAAGACTAAAAACTGTACTTGTTGGAGTTGTACTGTTCCAGCGTGTTGCACCTGTTAATGCTCCAGAAGTCAAACCAAGGTTCAAGTATTGAGTATTTGCCAAACTACGATGGTAGACATTCCAATCTTCAATTGCATCTGTACGTTTGATAATAATACAGCCCGGAACTGACCCAAGATTATGTGGAATAGTTGTATTAGAACCAGTCCCCGTATAAGTCACAATATCAAAGAACTTGGGTTGTTCGCGGAATGTCCATGAGGCGTAACTAACATTATTTGTATTGAACGAACTATCTGAGCCGGAAAAAGAAAACCCATCCGTTAAGAACGCAAGACCAGAACCGTAATTTGTTTGCGCCGCTGTTGTGTTGGAAACTAACTGGTTGGTTGGGCCACGAACGGTGTCCGTAAACATGTTGCCCGTTGTAGTAGCTCTATTTTTTACCCACAACAACCCGCCCTTGCCGGATAAATTAACATTTGTTGTTAATGTGTTCGCCCCGCCGGTTCCTTTATAAAGCCACGTAGAGAATACGTCCTCGATGAAATTTAGAGTATTCCCCGCGATAGGCCATAGTCCCTGTTTCTGCCAGTAAGCTACTTGGTCAAGCGTCCACACACCGGGGGCGGCACCTGTGTCAAAAGGTCCGGCAGGAGCTACAGGTACTGGGCGAATAATGCCAGCGTTCCACTTTGAAATTCCCACGTTACACCCCTTGCATTGTGTGTTTGTACTTAATCATAACTTATGCATTCAACGCATCAAGCCTACCCCAAACCCAAGCAGCAGAAGCCACGGGATCAAATGGCACAGGATCAGCGTCAGGTGTAGCGCCTTGCGTAGTCCAACCAGAACCAACCGAAGTTAAATACGTTTCAAGGTCAGCTTGTGTCTCTACAACTTCAGCATCACCAGTATCGTCGTTCTCGCTAATACCAACCATAACCATGTCTCTAGGACTAGGTGTAGCAGGGTCACCCACAACAAAAACACCGCCTACGCCTTCAGGGTGTAAACATAGAAACGAAGGAATTGTACCCTCGGCAGTTAGACGGTACTTGATGACTTTGTGTGCCATAACTTTTCTCCTTGGGCGTACTGCCCATTAAAACAATACGCGCCAAAATGACCTAATTCGCACCACGGGGCAACCCAAACGGTTCCTCCATGTTTACGATACTCGTAACAAAAATTGTAATCCTCAGACAGCAGTTCGTGGTCAACATTCTGCACTTTAAAGAAATCATAAACCTCTGCATTAGTTGGAATCGTTGACCCGCCGTT